AACAGTAGCACCATTCTGCCATTTTTGTTTATTACTTGCACTCATTTTTAGTTCTGCAAGCAAACCACTTACAGTAATTCCATTGATTTTGCATAGTTCTGATAAGTTGTCATAAAAGCACAAAATAATACCCCCATTTTTGTGTAAAAAGATGAAAATAACACTTTAGTGTAATTTTTGGTTGACAATCACACTGTGGTGTGATATAATAAAACCACGGTCGAGATAAAGCACGCTATACCAAATAAAAAAAAGAACGTTTCCGGTTGATTTTCATGAGCAAACGGGAAATAAAGCGATTTTCAAGCGTGCTTTACTTTATTGTATCATGTTCCATTTTATTTGTCAATAGAAAGCATATTATTTGCAGAAATTATTTGACGATGGAAAATGGAATGTTTAACAAAATCAGTCGAGGACAGGCAGCAGAAAACCGAAAGTCACGAGCCAGCGGAAAACCGAAACGCTCGGCTGAAATTAAAAGAAGGTGGTGAAATAATGAAAAACGATGAAAAAAAGGACACCCTGTATCTGTGCGACCCACAGAAAAACACAGAGTGCCCAAAAGGAAATTGTCAGATTCCTGACGGCTGTTTTCTTACGATAAAGAAAGAATTTGCCGTAACTGATAAAAATGGGAAGCCTATAATTGGGATTGAATTACATCAAGAGCAATCTTCCCAGCAATAGACATCAACGAATTGAGCGATGTGCATCCTAATTTTTTTGCAATTGATTTTGTTCTACTCCAGATACTATTGCTTCTAACATTGTCAAGAAACTGATGCCCATCGTAGGTTAAGCTGGAATAAATGCACATGTAAATGCTATTATCTGCATTCATTATTTGTGCATTTATCAATCCACCTTGTTCTGCTTTTAAAGTTGTATATGCGATTACATTTTTTGGAAAGTCCGGCAGTGCTTTTTCCATATCATCGAGTGTCATAGATTGGTAGTTTAGATTCTCATCGATATTTTCAAATTCTTCGAGTTCTAACAACAATGACCGTAAGCAATCGTAGTTTAACTTCATATCATTCACCCCCTTTCCAGTCAATTTTATCACAATTTGACAGGAAATACAACACCTGCTGACCTATCGGCAACACGGGGACGGTGTGGCAGCATCGTAGCCATTGGCAAGACCTCATTCTTTGCCTTTATACGAACAACGCCCGTCGGGAGCGTATCCCGACCCACTGCCCGTAAGGGCAATAAAAAATAGAAAGGATGATTGGATGCTGATTGCAGAAAGTTTTAAGAAGACCCGAATCCGGCATGAACTGACACAGGTACAGCTTGCAAAGGCTCTGGGAATTTCGGACAAGATGGTTAGCCAAATCGAAAATGGCTTTCGCCCACCGTCCGCAGAGATTTTGCGAAACATGGCAGAGCAGCTGGGTTGTTCCGCTGATGAAATCCTTGGCGTAGAAAAGAAAGGAGAAGATACAAATGAATGAAATTCAGGTATGGAACTATGAGAGTTCCGAAATCCGGACAGTACAGGTGAACGGCGAACCGTGGTTCGTGGGAAAGGATGTGACTGCTGTCCTTGGATATGCGAATAGCAGCAAGGCTCTTTCAGACCATGTAGATGCAGAAGATAAACTCAATAACGAATCGTTATCGAGTTTAGGACAGCGTGGTGGATGGCTTATCAATGAATCAGGTTTGTATAGCCTTATTCTTTCCAGCAATCTTCCAAATGCGAAACAGTTCAAGCGTTGGGTCACCTCAGAAGTGCTTCCGTCCATCCGCAAGCACGGCAGCTATTCCGTGCAGTCACAGTTTGCAGATTTATCCCCACAGTTGCAAGTTCTGATTCAGATGGAAACCCGTCAGAAACAGATAGAAGCCCGTCAGGCAGAGCAGGCAACCGCACTTGCAGGGCTGGAACAGAAGTTGCAGAATACCTGCGAGGTCATCGCTCTGGACAAGACCGCATGGCGGAAAGACAGCGAACACCTGATTAACAAGATTGCACGGGCAACCGGAGAGGGCTATGGCGGTATTCGGTTGGTTTACGAGGAAATCTATCGTTCCATCGAATCCAGAGCAGGCGTTTCCCTGAATACCCGTCTGACCAACAAGCGGAATCGGATGGCTGGCGAGGGCGTTTGCAAGTCAAAACGGGACAAGCTGACACGGGTTGACATCATTGCAGAGGACAAGCAGCTGATTGAAATCTATGTGGCAATCGTCAAGGAACTGGCTGTGAAATACGGCGTTTGTGCGTGAGAGGGGGTGAGAACATGAACACACAGATTCAAGCGTACATCGAGCAGGACACGGAAAAGGTCGCTGACCTGATCGCAGCGTATCCGCAGAATATTCCGGTGCATGCTCTGGCGAAGTTCCTGCACTGCACACCGGAAAGTGTCCGTTCCATGCTGGAGACAACCAATTCTTTCGGCATTGCGTGGCGGCAGGCTGGCAGTGTGAATCGGGGCTTTTTAGTCCCAACGGCGGTATTTGTCCGCTGGTATCTGCGGATGATGTAAGGGGGTGAACAGATGGGAAAACGGTACTACTGGCTGAAACTTCCAGAAGACTTTTTCGGAGATAAAGCCATTAAACGGCTGCGAAAGATTGCTGGCGGTGATACATACGTTATCATTTATCTGAAAATGATGCTCCGAAGCCTGAAAGATGATGGTTACTTATATTACGATGGCTTAGAAGAAGATTTTCCGGCAGAACTTGCCCTTGATTTGGACGAGGAAGAGGACAACGTACAAGTAACGCTGAACTTCTTATTGCAACACGGAAAGCTGGAAATCCGCAGCGAGCAGGAATACTTCATGCCGGATATGAACATTGGTTCTGAAACGGCAGCAGCAGAACGAAAACGTGCAGAACGGGAGAGAAAACGACAGCAATCGTTACAGAGTAACGAGCCTGAAACGTCAGGGTGTGACAATGTCACAGGTGTGTCACAAATGTGTCACGGAGAGATAGATATAGATAGAGAGATAGAGATAGAGAAAGAAATCTATCTATCTATCTTAGATGGCGAAGCTAAAGAAAATCTTTCAACTTTTCAACAATCAGCACAACCACCAACGCTATTAGAGGTCAAACAGTATGCAGAGCAGAAAGGCATCCATACAGATGTTCAGAAGTTTTACAGCTATTACAGCGAACGTGGATGGAAAACAAAAAACGGAAAACCGATTACAAACTGGAAAGGCACACTGGCTTATTGGGGCAAGACAGATGGCACTTGTCAGGGCAAGCGGAAGTCCGAACCCCATGTATCAGAAAATGCAGAAGCATATGAAAGGATAATCGACTTATGGGAGAATGGCGGTAAGCAGGCATAAAAAAGCACCCTGTTGCGGAGAGAAGCAACAGGGTGTACAGGGAAAAAATAGGAATTGAATTATGAAATATCACCAACAATATAATTTTATCATTTTATTTGTTTGGTGTCAAGCAAAAAGGAGGAAAAGTTTTTGGAGAGCGGAGTTATTTTTGCAGGGGTCTGTGTGCTGGGAATGTTCGGAGCAGCTGCATACCATATTGCAATGCAAATCAAAAGCAACTGGCAAGAACGGCACAGAGAACCGCCGAAGCCAACACTGGCAGAACAGAGCGAACAGGTCTATGGGTTTAACTTCTATGATGTGTCTCACGGAATCGACAGCACGGTAACGATTCGGGAGCATCTCGAGACGCTCCAGCGGCTGCAAACCAAGATCGACCTGAGCCGGGAAGAGCAATACGGCAATTATCGGGTCGTGCAGATTCAATGGTACGATGACATCCAGAGCCGGTATCTGACCTATGATTTTCCGGTGTCATATAAGGACAATGCGGAAATCTTAGAGCAGTTAGTCACTGCCGAAAAGCAGCGGTTGACCACTTCCCTGTTCAGCGAGATTCAGAAAATGAGCCAATACGGCGAAGTCAAAACCGTGGACAAAACCGAGAGGGGAGCAGGGGAGAGGGGAGAAAAAAAGCGTGAGTGAGATCAAGTTTTGCAAGGATTGCGGATGCGTCCTTGGGACACGGGAAACGCTGGGGCGGCAACGGTTTAACAGCCTGAAACGCTGTCCGGAATGTCAGTCCATACGCCGAAAATTGCAGAAGGCAGACTACCAGAGGGAATATCGAGGAGATGCCCGAACCGTCCGCCGAAAGCAAAAAGAAGAAATCGTCAGGCTGTCGAGAATATCGGATCTGCAAGCGGAAATCATATCCCGATTGAGAGAAGAACTAAAAGATATGGAAAGGAAGAACCAAACATGAATGCATATGCACGATTGACGGCATTGGAAAATGCAATCAAATCCAGAATTCTGCTGTACAGTGAACAGCTGTTCGCTGACATGACAGAGGATTCTATGTTCCTGAACGAACTCTATTACCTGCTGGGGAAAAGAGAGGAACTTTTTCAGGAATTGGGATGCTCTTATAACCAGACGAAGGAGGAAGAGAAATGAAAAAGATTCTGAAGCTGAAAGCAGTCCTGTATGAAGACCATCAAATCAGCTGCCGTGCTGCATTTAGGGGTGCGAATGCAGCGGAAACGGGTGCTGCATTGTGTACGCTTGTTTCCAATGTAGCAGAGCACATTTTTCCAGATACGGAAGCACAGAAGCAATTCATTTATGATATTTCCCGTGCATTGCGGGAAGTGCAGGATGCGAAAGGAGATATTGAAGCATGACGAATGTGGTTGTAATCACAGGAAGGCTGTGTGCGGATCCGGAATCACGGCAGACACAGAGCGGCACGGCGGTTTGCCATTTCCGTCTGGCGGTTGGCAGAAATCGAAAGGTGGAAGGGAAACCGGAAGCAGACTTTATCAGCTGTGTATGCTGGGGCAAGACCGCAGAGTTTGCAGTTAAGTATTTACATAGGGGCGGTATGATTACCGCCGAAGGTCGGCTACAGAATGCGGACTATACCGACAACAACGGCGTGAAGCACTATGCAATGGAAGTCAATGTGGATCAGCTGAATTTTTGCGGCGATGGTAAGCCGTCAGGGAATGCACAGCAAGCCGCACAGGGCGATGCAGGCAATTATCCGCAAAACTACCCACCGCAGCAGCCGAACGGCTACAACGCACCGCAGGGCGGATATTATGATGGGTATTACGAGCAAGCACCGCCACCGCCGCAGAACTACGGGCGGCGGTAAGCGATGGCGAAAGAGAAACGCCCATACGGAACGCCACGAATTGAAATCCGGAACGGATACAAGTATGCGGAATGTGCGTGGTGCAAGCAGTGGTGGAATGTATCCTGGCAGTTTTCGGGCTGGTATTTATGCCCGAACTGCCGCCGGAAATGGGAAAGGAGCAGGAAAGATGATCAGATGCTTTTTGATACTTACTTTGGCTGTCATGATTAAGGTTGCTTTTGACATCCACAATCACAAGGTGGATGTTCGGACTGCCGAAGCAGGGGCAAAACTGGAACGGATTCCGAAAGGAGAAGACGTATGAAGAAGAAAAAAGAAGTGAAAGTACCGAAGAACCGGCAGCTTCTGCACATGGCAATTGAGCTGGCAGCACAGTCTGAACGGCTGGTCTTGCTGAATGAGGTCGGATGCGTGGATGATGTCATTCAGGTTGCAGAGCAGCTGTGCGTAAAGCTGGGCAATCTGATTGCCTTTGCAAAGGATATACAGAGAGGAGCGAATCAGCATGACCTTAAAGGAATGCATGAAGAAAAAGAAACCGTACATGGTGCATGAAGAAGCGATTGGCGGTGTGGATGGCTGCCCAAGCAGTCAACCTTTTCTGCATTGTGAAAAGGGACTGTGTGAGCAGGACGACAAGGGACGGGGCAGCACATGGACAAGTCTTTGCACATACTGCTGGAATCAGCCAATGCCTGCTCCGGACGATATACCGAAGCAGTGCTGCCGCTGCAACATCAGCGGTGTGCCACTTATGAAATCAGCAAACGGCGGTCTGTATTGTGCAGACTGTGCCGGATTTTTAAAATGATGAGCGAGAGGGAGCAAGAATTATGAAAGACTACATCGAAACACAGTACAAGAATCTGGACTTTACGATTCCGGATGATTACGTCAGCCGACGGGAAGTGTATGCGATGCTGGACTACATCGGCGGAGCGGATGCAGACGAAGCATTTTATCAGGGATGGGATGCAGCGATTGATGAAGCGTGCAGCCTGCTGAATGATGTGGATTCTGCGATAGGATGGACATCGGTTAAAGAAGAACCGCCGGAGGAATCCGGAACGCTGTTGGTGACACGCTGCAACAAGCTGACCGGATTTCGGGAAGTGTGTGTTGCACAGTATTGGGCGGTTGACAAGCGGTTTGTGGTGATGCGAGCAGGCGATGTTGGAATTGACTTGCTGGATGATGTCGTGGCGTGGATGCCGTTTCCAGCAGCGTATGGAGGGAAAAGCGATGAGTGAGAGAAGAAATAAAATTGTTCAGTGGATGCTGAATCAGGGGAGTGGCATTGTAGACGCTCCGGAAACGTGCTCCCTAAAGGAAACTACGGAAAAAGAGCAGGCAGAACATCCCTTTGGCTCTGTCCGGTATGTGTATTCCATGGTCGTAAACCTGTTTGAAAATGAAATTCCATTTCCGGAGCAGGTCGATTATGCGGTAGAAACCGACATGGACATGCTGGACTTTGATGAATGGCAGGGAATTCAAGAAATTCTATTCGGAGAAGATTTCGATCGGGCAATGAAGCCGGAATGTGCAAGAGCAATCAATACAGCGTTGTGGGAGTATCACGATATTTCCCCGTATGAGATTTTGGAACGCTATGACGGGCTTTTTGCGGAACTGGACGAAGCAAGAGGAAAAGCCGTTCCGACCGCTCCGGAAAACGTGGAAACATCTACACTGATGGATGGGTATTTCTGGTGGACGTGCAGAGCATGCGGAAACTTGCAGCATACAGACAAGCAGGTACGGTATTGTGCGGACTGCGGACAGAGGGTGAAATGGGAAGATGCAGAAGGATGACATCATCAACAAAATTGTGTTCGAGGTGTCCAAACAGTACAGCGGCAGCGAAAACATCGTGAAGAACATTTTGATTCGGGAACTTTATCAGTACGACCTTGTGCAGAAAGAAACTGCAATCGTGGAATACAATGGTGGAAAGAATCAGGAATATATCAAGCGGTTTATCGTTGCCAAAGCTGTTTGCGGATGCACGAAAAGGACGTTGGAACAATATAGAAATACAGTTTGGAAAGTCCTTTGTGAGATTGGAAAAACTGCGGATGAAGTTACCAGTGATGATATTCGTTATTATTTGGCAACTAAGCAGATGCGAGATCATGTTTCGTTGAGCTATTGCAACACGCTTTTGCGGTATTTGAGTTCATTTTTTAAGTTTTTGGCAGAAGAAGAACTGATTGTGCGTTCCCCAACATTGAAATGCCCAAGAATCAAGTGCGAAAAGAATAAAAAAGCTGCCTTTACAGAAATGGAAGTTGAATTGATTCGTGGAGCATGTGAAAATGCACGGGAAACAATGATTGTTGAAGTACTGCTTTCGACTGCTTGCCGAATCTCAGAATTTGCACAAATCAAGATTTCAGATATTGAAAGCAACGGAAGAATCCTGATTTTCGGGAAAGGGAAGAAAGAACGATATGTGTACTTGAACGCAAAGGCACAACTTGCTATAAAAAATTACCTTTCAGAACGAGAAGATGACAACCCTTATTTGAATCCGGCATCTATTGTTGCAGGGTCTTCGAATGAAGAACGAGCAAAAGAACTTCAAAAGCTGAAAAACGGGAATTGGTATCGGTATAAGCAACTTGTGAATCCGGATGGGCATGGTGGTAGAGACCCGTTATCCAGTCTGATTCGCAGGATTGGGGCACGAGCAGGCGTTGAAAAATGTCATGCCCATAGATTCAGGCGTACTTGTGCAACATTTGCTTTACGTCGTGGGATGCCAATCGAGCAGGTTTCTAAGATGCTGGGACATGAAGAATTGGGAACAACACAGCTGTATTTAGACCTGACGGAAAAGGATTTGGAAGCAGCACATGACAAATATGTGATATGAGGGGTGGTCTTACGAAAAAACAAATAGCAGCCTGCATCAAGCAGATGTCCGGAAAATATGCTCCGCAGGTGGTGTTTGCTGATTGGATACAGTGTGTTGCACTGTCGATCAGCAACAGTATGCAGATATTTCACGACAATCTGTGGAAGCAACGAGAAGAACAGTATCTTGCAACGATGAACAGATACGGCAAAGAAGAACGGATGAAAATGGCTGAAATGGCTGGGATGCTGATACTTACCTATGAAAAAGGGCTTGGTGATGTGCTGGGTGAAGTCTATATGGAAAGCATCGGCGGAAATAAAAATTCCGGACAGTTTTTCACGCCGTACAGTGTCAGTCTGGCAACTGCAAGACTGACGTTGCCAGATACCATAGACGAAAACAAGAAGCTTTCGTTCTGTGAGCCTACCTGCGGCAGCGGTGGAATGGTCATCGCCGCAGCACAGGTATTGCAGGAAAAGGGAATCAATTATCAAAGGGTACTGGATGTGGTTTGTCAGGATTTAGACTGGACAGCGGTCTACATGTGCTATGTGCAGCTTAGTTTGCTTGGCGTAAAGGCAATTGTTGCACAGGGGAACACATTGTCAGAACCATATACAGCAAACCATCCGAAAGAAAAGGTGCTTTACACGCCTGCGAAGCGTGGACTTTTGATATAAATGAAAAGGAGAAATGAAAAATGGGAAAACTGGTCGAACATCTGATGCCCTGTGCAATTTGTGGGGCTGTGCCGAAAATCAATGACATTTACGACAGAGATCCGGAAAAAGCAGAACACTGCTACAAGCTGTTTTGCTCTGAAAATGGGGTACACAACAGCACCGGAGAATGGTTTGCAAACAAGTATAAGGCTTGCCAGAACTGGAACAGACGACAACAAGCTCTTGAAGAAAAAGAGAAAACATTCGGCGACAAGCTGAAACCTTGTCCGTTCTGCGGTCGAAAAATGCAGTTTTTCAAATTTAGTTTTAAAGGCAGAGATGGCAAAAAGCATAGACGCATGTACTTTATCCATAAAGATTACAATCCGTATGAAGATGGATATTGCATATTGGATGAACTTTGTACGCAATTTTCCATCGGAGCAGGCGATGCGAATATTGAAAAAGGCTATATCGGAGAATATGCAACAAAATGGAACAAACGTGCTTGCAATGATGAAGATGCAATGCATGAAATCAAACAGACGTTGCTTGGAACGATTCAGCCGCTGGAACGAACCGTGAAACTGCTCGAACAGCGAAACAAGGAACTGGAGCAGGAGAATCAGAAGCTGAAACAGATGCTGAAAAAAGTAGCAGATGATGCAGAGGGGCTTTTTGAAGAATGTGCGGAATATAGCCCGTATGAAGAATGTTTAGCAAACGAATACTGCCGCTGCTGCAACAGTGATTGTGACGGGACACAATGCAAATGGCGGTATGAGGACGATGTAGAAAAGCTGCTGGGAGAGGCGAAATAAAAATGTATGTAGAAATTCCGGAGAATTTGACCGAACGCACTGTAATCTTGGAATTTGGTGCAGATGCGTACAGATTTTACCAAAACAGAATCGAAGAAAGAAAGCGGAACGGGAAAATCTATTACAATCCGCTGAAGACAATCTATATTTGGGCAGTGCAGGATCGGAAATATCATCAAGGCTATTGGTCAACATGGTTTGGCTATAACAAAGGTAAAAAGCGTAAAAATCACGGGAGGAGTTAAAATGGAACCAGTTTATTCTTGCAAAACCTGCAAACTGTGCAAGAAAAAAATACAGGTGAATCATGGTATTTTTCTTCACTTTGCAGCGGATTGTTTGCTTGATTTGAAAGGAAGCCTGCATATATGGAAGAACCATAGAGAACGTATCGTAGAAAAGAAGAAGTCCGTATTCAGACTGCTTAGAACTATGTTTCTGTATGCTCTATTGCAGGCTGTAGACATCATAACGGGCATTCTGTGGATTGCATTAACAATAGTGATAGCTCCATTCGCTATACTAAGTGATCTGTTAAGGTAGAAACGGAGGAAGGAAAAATCAAGATTTTGTATTTGGAAGCAGGAAAAAGGAGGCATAGTGGCATGAATTGCGGTGAAGATTGCCCGTCTAATGAGAAAGACAGAAACGCTCTTCCATGCTGCAATTGTGAGAGAAGAAATGCAATTGTAAAAGAGGAAGAGAAAGAAAGGAAAAGAATGAAAGAAAACGTGAAACTGAGGAATAGAAAGGCGAAAATGGGTGACATTCAAGACATTCAAAAGGAAATCGAAATCATAAAAAACGAAATGACAGACTTGAAGAAAATGTTACAAGAGAAACCGTCATCACAGGACAGTCTGCAAAAAGAAGCGGCAACGAAGCAGGAGCAGACAGAATCAGAATTTTGGATGCCTGACTATGGAGAACCGTTTTTTGCTGTTGATGCCGTTTATGGGGTTACTGAATGCATTTTTGAAGAAGGAGACGATCTTGATTATATGATGGTTGGAAACTGCTTTGCAACAGCAGAACGTGCGGAGCAGGTTTCAAAGAAGTTGGAATTTCTATTTCGACTGGAGCAGTTGCACGATCAATTCTGCCCGGAATTTGAACCAGACTGGAATGACCATGACACTCCGAAAATCGCAGTTCATTTTGACTGTGAAAAAGATAAAATGGTTTCCACTTGTACTTATTCTGAAAAATCTGTTTATGAGGTTTATTTTGATAGCTTCGAAACAGCTGATAAAGTGGCAGCGATATTAAACAGAGAGGTTGTGAAATAAATGAACGACATCGAAAAGAAATGGAAGCCGAAATATGGGGAAGCGTACTTTACAATCGAAAACGCTGTTGACGTTGTCCGGTATATTTATATAGGAGATGATATTGACAAATCTTGTATCTTATCCGGCGACTACTTTCCAACAAGAGAACGTGCTGAGCAAGTTGCAAAGAAAATACGGTTACTGTTGCAGCTTGAACAGCTGCACGACCAGCTTTGTCCGGACTATGAGCCGGATTGGGATGGTACAGCAAAATTCCTTGTTGCGTTTGATCATACTGATGGGGAAATGCAAGCATTTTTCGACAGAAGCAGTGGAGAAAGCACATTGGTTTATTTTAGAGACGTTGTAACTGCTATGGAAGCAGCCGACATACTCAATGCGGAACTGGAGGAATCAAAATGAACGACATCGAAAAGAAACTGGAAGCCCTGAAAGTGAAATTTTTGGAAAAGCTGGAAGAACTGAAGAAAGAAGCAAAGATGCAAAAGAAACAGGAAGAGCCGAAGCCGTGGAAGCCGGAGGTTGGAGAAGAATACTTTTTTGTTAATAATGATTTCGACATCTACTGCTTTTGCAATTACAATGACAAAACAGACAGATACAATTTTGAGATTGGCAACTGTTTCCGCACGGAAGAACGTGCCGATCAAGTCGTGGAGAAAATGCGGTTGCTGTTACGGTTGGAACAGCTGCATGATATGCTTTGCCCGGATTATGTGCCAGACTACGAAGATGATGATGAAGTAAAGTCCCATGTTTATTTTGACCATTCTCTAGACAGATATGACATAAGTTACAGTACCAGACGGGAAAATCCGTGCATGGTGGCTTTTGACACCAAGAAAAACGCCCTAAAAGCAGCAGAAATTTTAAATAAAGAACTGGAGGAATCAGAATGAAAAAGAAAATCATTGCAATTGCTGTAGCAGCAAGTTTTGTGCTTACATCATTTACAGGATGCAGAGAAGCCAACCGTGCAAGATACAATGTGCAAAAGGAAGCTGACTATTTCAACGTGGAACGGCGGCTATCTGTTATCAACGCCAGAACAGATAAGCCAGTCTTAGAAGTGATTGGATATTTTTCTGTATCCAATAACAGCAATCATGAACTCGTTATCACGCTGGAAACTGGTCAGGACGAATACAAGGTGGATTATGTTTACCTGAATGAGTGGACAATCTACACGATTGAGGACATCAGCGGTGCACATGTTGACCCATATCATTATGAGATCAACTTTTTGCCGGAGATGATTCAGCCGATTACATTCACTTCGAGCGACTGAGAAGCGAAAGAATCCGAAAGAAAGAGAAAGGAAGTACCGAAGATGTGCAAAGAAAAAGAACTGACAGAAGCAGCCTATCGCTACTATGTGGATGAAGCATGCATTGAAGACATCGCAAAGCAGTTGCATCGGTCATACAATTACACACGGCTGATCATTAAAAAATATCGGGGTGCGTTCCGAGATGCGATTATCATGCATTGGCTGGAGCAGGAAAAGAAGTTGCAGGCAGTTGCTGACGAATATTTCAATGGGACGATGACCACGGAACAAATCAAAGAAACTTTTCACGTATCCGGCGACACTGTCCGGAAAGTCGTTCAGAAACAAAAACCGCCTTTCACAGAGAAGCCGGAATTTACACCGGAAGAATTGGAAATGGAAAAGATGTTTCGCTTTGAATCAGAAGAAACAGAAAATCTATTTGGAATCCGAAAGAAGAAGAAACGAAAGCCGGTTTACGGAATCTACAACCGCACTTCCGGCAGATGGATACAGGGCTGCTTACAAGGGAAGATTCAGACAATTTTATTTACCTCTATTAAGGCATGCAAGCAGGAACGCACAGAACGCAATCTGAATCCGGAGGAATTTAAAGCGGCTCTGTACGGATGGAGGATGGAATGACAGAATATCAACATCAGAGAACCGTTATGGAGTGGTCTTGCTATGCCAGCAATCGCATACGCTATCCGGGATTAGATTTGCTGTATCATATCCCGAACGAAATCAAGTGCAATGTGGTGCAGGGCAAACAGCGGAAAGATATTGGCGTAAAGTCTGGCGTACCGGATTTGTGCTTGCCGGTTGCACGTGGAAAGCATCACGGTCTGTACATAGAAATGAAAGCGGAACGAGGCAGAGTATCCGATAACCAGAAGAAATGGCTGAAACGATTGACGGAGCAGGGTTATCTTGCAAAGGTCTGCTATGGATTCGATGAAGCAATCCGGTGCATTAAGGAGTATTACGATGAAAGATAAACAGGCAGAAACCAGTCAGGAAAACGTGTTTTTCTCCAGACTGGAAAAAGAAAAAATTAAATTAGCTGCTTTGGAAGATTACAAGCAAAAACATGAAGAAGAAGACCCTGAAGCAGAACAGATGTACCAGAAGCAGCGGAAAGTGGTCGAAGTGTGCCGAACAGAAATTAAAACGGCGATACATCAGCTTAGAGATCCAATTGCAGAAGCAATCCTGATCCGCAAATATTTAAACATGGAGCAGGTTCAGGACATTGCAAACCATATGCATTATTCGGAACGCACAATCAGCTACAAGTTGCAAGAAGCTCTCCAAAAGTTTGCAGATAATTGCAGCGATTTGCAGTGAATTTCATTGTTTTTCTTGTAAATAAATGATACAATTATAATATGGATTTTGCCGATATAGGGAAATACCTGTATCGGCATTTTTGTTAATATTGACGATGGAGGGGAAAACATGAAGAATCCATGCAAAGCAGCCTATCAAATTGAACGGTCAGATGCTGATAAGCATGTGATGGAAGATGGATGAACCGAACGTAAAACCGCAATATAAATTAGTTGCAACTTATTACTGCGGAGAATGTGCCGGAAATGCGGAACAATCCGTAATTCGGGCAGGATATTCCAAAAAGTATGCAAGGGGCAATGCCACTAAATTAGTTGCACGTCCGGAAGTACAACAGTATATTGCATATCTGAATAGCTTGTGTGAAAATGATCCACGAAAGCATGTGGCAACCATTGCAGAGATTCAATCGTTCTGGACGGAAATTTTTCTGGATGAAAAGCAAGATATGCGTTTCCGGCTGAGAGCATCGGAATTACTTGCAAGAGCAAAAGGGATGTTTACGAATGAATGGTAGTTTCTATCAGTCGAAGCCTTGGGTGAAATTGATGGCAGTTCTCCGGATGGAACGGGTAAACGAAAAGGGAGAATTGCTGTGTGAATTTTGCGGAAAGCCGATTGTACATAAGTATGATTGCATCGGACACCACAAAATCGAACTGACTGACCAAAACATAACAGATGCAATGATTGCATTGAATCCAGACAATGTCATGTTGGTGCATCATCATTGCCACAACAAGATTCACAACAAGCTGGGATATTACACACGGCAAGTCTATCTGGTGTATGGCTGTCCACTGTCTGGTAAGACAACACTGGTACAGCAGAGTATGTCAGCTGGCGATTTGGTTGTGGATATGGATAACATCTGGCAATGCATCAGCATGCAGGAACGATATGTCAAACCACCAAGACTGAACGCTGTTGCATTTGGTGTGCGTGATTTGCTGATTGATATGATTCGCACACGGAGAGGGAAATGGCAGAACGCCTATCTGATCGGCGGCTATCCATTGAGCAGTGAACGGGAACGATTGCAGAAGAGTTTGAACGCTCGTGAAATCTTTGTGGATACCAGCAAGGAAGAATGCTTAGACCGTTTGCGGAATCTTTCCGACAACAGAGACAAGGAAATGTGGGAAAAATTTATTTCGGATTGGTGGGAAAAATTTTTGCCCACCCCCCACATCGAAAAAAGAGCGAGTGAGGGCTAACTGATGATAGGGGTGCAGCCGTCTCGCAGAAACCTGAAAAATGAGATTTTTGGATTTGAAATTCTGGAAGATGGTGGAAAGAAATGAATCGAAGAGAAGAATTGCTGAAAATCGTGAATGAATCGAACAACATTGCAATTTTGCCCTTGATTGACCGCATGATTTTTCTGGAAACAAAGCTGGAAGAACTAGAAAAGCTGCCGATGATTCGGATCAATGCAGAAAATCCGTCTCAGCAGAAGGCAACACCGGCAGCAAAACAGTATCGGGAATTTTTGCAGCAGTACACCAATGTTGTGAAGATTGTCGCCCGTATTTCCGATGACAACGGAGATCAGCAGGAAAGTCCGTTGCGAGCGTGGGCAAGAGAAAGAGGGATGGACTGTGCATGTTAATCAAGGAAAAGAAAATCTGGACACCGGATAATTCTTTTTTGCTGGAATACCATGCACGGATTGCATGTGGTGAAATCCTTGTCGGACAGGAATTATGGCAGGAGTTAGAAAACTTAAAAGCCGATTTCCTGAACGATGCCTTTTATTATGATACCAAAGATGCACGAATCCGGATCAATTTCATGGAAAAGTGCGTCCGGCTGACAAAATCGCCGTATTATAATCAGCCGATGGTGCTGATGCTCTGGCAAAAGGCTTTTATCGAAGCAATCTACAGCTTCAAGATGAGTGAAACCACATTTGACCGGTTCAAAAAAATCATTTTGCTGATTGCCAGAAAGAATACAAAGTCGGAAACCTGTTCCGCTTTGGGCTTGTCTGAATTGATTGTTGGAAATAACGGTGCAGATATTGTGTGCAGTTCCAACGATGACAATCAAGCAAGCATTACTTACGATGCAATTGACACCATGCGGCGGTTGATTGATCCGGACGATTTGGACACAAAGCGAAATCAGCGATTTATCCTCAATAAAGTGAATGGGTCGAAGATTTTCAAGCTGTCTGACCGGACAAAAAACAAAGAAGGACGTAACATTGATTTTGCAATCATAGATGAAACCCATGAAATGAAAGAAAACATCATCGGGAAATCCATTGAACAGTCGCAAAGTCTGAAAGAAAATCCGAAATTTATCAACATCACGACCGAAGGCTTTGTGGTTGGCGGCTATTTAGACGATGAACTGAAAAAAGCACGGGCTGTAATCAGTGGAGAAGACGATACGCTTGCAGGGCAGCGACTTTTGCCGTGGCTTTATACACAAGATTCCGAAAACGAGGTGTGGCAGGACGAACGCACTTGGGTGAAAAGCAATCCAACGCTTGGAATTGTGAAAAAATGGGACTATCTGCGAGAACAGGTAGACCTTGCACGGTCATCCAAAGCGGATCGTATTTTTGTATTGCCGAAAGATTTTAATATCAAGCAAAATGCAGTAGAATCGTGGCTGAATCTGGAAGACTATGATTATGGTGCGGTTTATGATTTGGAAGAATTTCGTGGCTGCATTTGTTTGGGTGCAGTGGACTTGTCAGAAACAACCGACCTGACCTGTGCAAAGATTTTGATGATGAAGCCGGACGACAAGACCAAATACATTCACACCATGTATTTTATCCCACAGTCAAAGTTAGAAGATTCGGATGACTGGATTGCTGGTGCAAGGTATAAAGATTGGGCAAAAGCCGGACTGCTTACGATTACAGACGGAACAGATATTGATTTGTCCGTGGTTGCAGATTGGTTTTACAAGCTGTACACGGATTATGACATCCGCCTGTGGCGGTGCGGATATGACCAGCGATTTAGCCGTGACTGGATGAATCGTATGGATTATTATGGCTGGACGAAACAAAATGAAGATTTGGTGCTGATTTTGCAGAACGCTTACACATTATCCAATGCACTGAAATATTGTGAAGCAGACCTGAAACATCAGCTGATTAACTATAATAACAATGAGATTGATAAATGGTGCTTGAAAAACGCTGGTATTAAAACCGTTGATAATTTTGCTCTATGTGTGAAAACAGAACGTGCGAAGCGAATTGACGGGGCTGTTACGATGATTATTTTGTATGAGATGTACAGAAGATACCGCACAGACTTTACACAGCTGATTCGGCAATCCAGATAGGGGGTGATCGCTTGGGCTGGTTACGTGATCAGTTCGATAAATTGATCCATGGAAGCAAGAATAAAAAGTATGCGGACATCCTGAACGGATTTACGCCGATTTATTCACAGTTTGGGCAGAACATCTATGCGAGCGATGTTGTACAGCAGGCAATCAATTGTATTGTTTCGGAGTGCAAAAAACTGATTCCGATGCACGTGAAAAAAGATGGCTCTGATTCTATTCCGATTCAGAGCGGATTGCAAACGCTGCTGAACGCCCCGAATGAACTGATGACAACAGCAGATTTCATTGAAAAAGTGATTTGGCAGTTGTATTTGAACTATAATGCATTTATTATTCCGACTTATTACACCAGACAGGATGCAAATGGCAGCGTGGCAAAGGTTTATACTGGATTATATCCGATCGCACCGCAGAATGTTGTGTTCTTGCAGGATGCAGCTGGAAACCTGTTTGTAAAATTCACGTTTGCAAATAATTATGAAACAACGCTGAATTATGCAGACATCATTCACATCCGGAAAAATTACAGTGTGAGTGAATATATGGGTGGGAATGAATGTGGACAGCCAGACAATCAAGCGTTGCTGGACACATTGGATCTGAACTATAAATTACTGCATAATTTGTCAGTTGCGATGTCTTCCAGTTGTGCGGTCAATGGGGTCGTTAAGTACAATACCATAATGGATGACGGCAAGACAGAAGCAGCAATGAAAGAACTGGAAGAAAAACTCGCAAAATCGCAGAGTGGATTCTTAGCATTGGACAACAAGTCGGAATTTGTTCCAATCACCCGAACTGTAAAATTTGTGGATGCAGATACGCTCAAATTTATTGATGAAAAGATACTGCGATACTTTGGTGTTCCGCTGTGTATTTTGACAGGGGACTATACAAAGGAACAATACGAAGCATTCTTCCAGAAAACCATTGAACCGATTGTTATATCGTTGTCGCAGAACTTTACAAAGGCTCTTTTGACCGCACGAGAACAGTCATTTGGAAATGAAATTACATTCTACACGAAAAATCTGGTCTTTATGACAACGGATCAGACTTTGGAAATGATTCGTTTGCTGGGAGATTGCGGCAGTTTGTACGAAAACGAAAAACGGGCAGCATTTGGAATGCGTCCTTTGAAAGAATTGTCCGGTGTGCGGATGATGTCATTAAATTACATCAATGTAAATGATGCAAAGCAATATCAAACACAAGCGAGAGCCATAGCAATGAAAAATAATGGCTGCTGTGTGCAACCAACAAATATCCAAAATTGTAAGGAAGGTGGAAGCACGGATGAAGGAACTTAATTATGCATCTTGCTGGAAGCTGCTGGGGTTGTCCTCTGATGTTGCAACACTCAAGACAGATTACGATGAAGGCACAATGTTTCTTGCAGCGGATACCGGAGATGTCTATATTTTGTACCAGTCGAAATGGTACAAGTTATAAAGGTGGTGGTTACAGATGGATCTGTTGCTATATGCGATTTTAAACAAAAAAATCAAGCAAAGTGGTAGCGGTGGCGGTTCGGCTGTTTCTGTCCAAAATTGCATAATTAACAATGACGGAGATCTAATTGTTACATTGTCGGATGGGTCAATCATCAATGCCGGACGTGCAAAGGGCGACAAGGGAGATACCGGGGAAACGGGAGCAGCCGGAGCGGCTGGGACACCGGGTGCGAATGGTGCAGACGGTGTACCCGGAAAAGATGGCGAACCGGGAACAGATGGTATTTCTCCAACGATTGAAATCTATGAAAACACCCCGACCGTATATCGGCTGAAAGTCAATAATGCGGATGGTTCATCTATCATTACGCCAAATTTGATTGGCACAGGGTCAACCACGACCCGTTATTACGTGTTTGATAACGCAATGTATACAAACTATACAGGTACGATTTACACGCTGACAACAACAGGGCTGAAATCATTGCAGGAATATATCACAGCAGGGAGTACATTTTGCAATGCAGATTCTAATCATTCCTTGTATTATAATAATACGGATTTCGGATGGAATCAGCAAGTGACGACTTTTAGCACCACACCACTGACCATTAGCCCGACACAGTTGCTGTTATATGGGTACATTTCAAGCTCGATGAAAGACGGGGAATTTTTCAAGTTCATTCCTGCTGGTCTGGTTACCGGTGCGACAGATGCAGAAAAGGCAGCATCAATTCAAAGCTTGTTGGCAGCACATAATGAAAGCATTGTAAAGGTTGATTTTTCATACGTATATGCAACGGCAGGGGTTACAGAAGCCGTTGACATTTCAAGCGTTCCGGCAGGCGAATATTATTTGGCATGGTCGGGAACAAGCGACAATAGTTCTCCAAAAATCAATGATATTACAATTATGTAAGGAGGTGCAATGCAATGCCTGAATTTTGCAAAAGAAATTTTATGTTTGACATTCGAGCAGATACAGATAGCGATGGCGGTTCTTATCTGGTTGGAAGACCGATTGTTTTTGAAACGAAAACTGATTTGGGATTTTACGATGAAATCATTCGGAGAGGTGCATTGGATGATGCAGATTTATCCGATGTGCGGTTTTTGGTCAATCACAACACAGGCATGATTCCATTGGCACGGGCAAAAGCCGGAAACAAAAATTCTACGATGCAGCTCCAGCGTGACAAGGATGGGTTAGCTATACAAGTACAGTTGGACGTGGAAAACAATCCGGATGCAAAGGCGTTATATTCTGCTGTGCAGCGTGGCGATATTTCCGGCATGTCCTTTATGTTTACGATTACTGGAGATAAATGGGAAGGATTAGATACCGACCATCCGACCCGATACATCAATAGTATTGGACAGGTTGCAGAGGTTTCTGCTGTGACATTTCCAGCATATGAAAGTACTGAAATTTCTGCCCGTGACAAGCGAGCGGTTGAAGATGCCAGAAAAGCAAGTTCCAGAGGCAGCGAAGATGTAGAACTGGAAAAGCTGAAACTGAAATATTTACTGGAGGTATGAGCATATGACAAAATTTCTGAAAAATCTGATTGAAAAGAGAAAGAAAGAAATCGAGGCACTCAAGGCAAAACTTGAAACTTCCAAAGATGCACAGGAAGTAAGAGACCTTGGGAAGACCCTGTTGGCATTGAAAGAAGAATTACAGGATGCAGAAGAGCAGCTGAAAGAAGCAGAGAAGGACGATAATCAGGATGATGCCGGAAGTGATTCTGCTGGCAAAACAGACGATGATGCAACCGGACAGCGGTCTGCATTTAATCCGATGCAGGCAAGAAATCTTGCATCGTTTGCAATGAATCCGCAGGGAGAACAAAGAACCGGAAATGCACTGGATTCCATGGAATATCGGAAAGCATTTATGCAGTATGTGCAGACCGGCGAATGGAACTACCAGAAGCGACAGGATGAAACCTTGATTACGTCTGATGTCGGCAAGGTGATTCCGAACACCATCATGAACGAGTTTATCAAGGAACTGAAAGTTTATGGGAACTTGTATAACCGTGTCCGGAAACTGAATGTTAAGGGCGGCGTAGAATTTCCGATTGAAGAACTGGTTCCGACGGTTTCTTGGATTACGGAAACGACTGTTTCTGATACACAGGCAGTTCCGAAAATCAAGACCAGCGTATCTTTCGGCTATCACATTGTGGAAGCACGTCTTTCTCAGTCCTTGCTTTCTCAGGTGGTTACACTGGATACGCTGGAAACGGAAATGGCACGGCTGTTGTCTGAAGCGTTTGCACGGGAATTTGACCGTGTCATCTTGTCCGGCACTGGCAGCGGTCAGCCGATGGGCATTCTCAATGATACACGGGTAAAGGCAGAAAACAAGATCACCTTTACTGCGGCAGAACTTGCAGACTGGACAAAGTGGAGAACAAAGCTGTTTGCAAAAGTACCGTTGGCTTATCGTGGGGAAGGCGTTCTGGTAATGACTGCTGCAACGTTTGAATCTCAGATCATGACGTTGAAGGATGCGAACGACAGACCGCTTTACATGGAAACATATGATCCGGTCAATGGTACAGTATCCGGCAAGTTTGCAGGACGGGAAGTCATCCTCGTAGAACCAGACATCATGAAAGACTTTGATGCAGCAGCGGACGGGGATGCATTCGCAATTTACTTCCGCCCGAATGATTATGCAATCAACACCAATTTGCAGCTGGCATTCAAGCGGTGGTTTAGCGATGAAAAGAATGTATGGTACAATAAGGGACTTTGCATTATGGACGGCAAGCTGCTGGATGTCAATTCTGTATTCGTGTTGAAAAAGTCTATAAAGTAAGAGGTGAATCACATGACAGCCGAAGAACTGTTGGAAAAAGTGAAAATCGGTCTGAATATCACGGGGACGTATCAGGATGAAACGCTGAAAACCTATATCAACGATGTAAAAGCGTTTTTGCTGGATGCTGGCGTTTCGGATGCGGTCGTAAACAGTCCGGAGGCTGTTGGTGTGATTATCCGTGGCGTTTCTGACCTATGGAATTATGGGATGGGCACAGCGGAATTGTCGCAGTATTTTGTTCAGCGTGCAATCCAGCTGATCTACAAGAGGGGAGATGCATAATTGTCCAATTATCGACCGAATGAGCCGTTTGTTGTTCCGCTATGGCTGCTGATTCCGCAGACAAAACTGATAAAGGGCATAACCAAAAAAGTTTATCCGGAAACTGGGATTCTGTTTTATGCATCTTTTAAAACATTCGGCGGAACAGAACGCACAAATAATGATGTGGTCACAATTGAAGATACAGCAGTCATTGAAACTTGGTATCGACCTGATATCAAAGCAGACTGCCGGATTCAGAATGCGGACGGGAAAACATATGAAGTCATTGGAACACCAGAAAACATCAATATGCGGAATCAGATCTTGAAATTCAAAATCAGGGCTGTTTCCGGAGGTGCGTAATCATGGGAAAGAAGAATCGAATCGGCTTACAGTTTTCCGGTTGGCAGGAACTCATGCAGAGCATTGACCGGGCAGCAGGGGAAGAAGGGCTGAAAAAAGCAACAGAAGCCGCCCTGAAAGCATCCAAAGAATACGTCAATGAGCAAGTCACTGCGATTATGAGGAAAGCCAACATGCCAGCAAAGGGAAAGTTCTGGACAGGGGACACGAAAGCAACACTGAACAAGAATTTTTCCGTTGAATGGAAGGGCTTTACTGGTGAAATAAAAATCGGGTTTGACCTGTCGGAAAGTTTGGTATCTAATTTCCTGATGTATGGAACACCTCGACACGAACCGCCAATGGCAGCCGTTCCGGGGCTGTATGATGCTGTTTATGGCAGGAAAACGAAAATCGCAATTACCTATTTGCAAAGAGAAGCCATTGAAAAATGGATTGAACGGAATATGGGGTGACCAATGGAAGACCGTTTGATTGCACTATTATCAGAATTCGGGTATCCGGTTCGGCGGCAGGGAAGTTTTCTGGAAGATGAACCGTATCCAGATGCGTTTTTCACATTCTGGCAGGTTTCTGGCGATTTGAATAGTGCTTATGACAATCTGGAATATGCGACATTATACACCTATGATGTCAATTTTTATGCCGTTGAACCGGAAAAATGCTATGACGTTTTGCGGCAAGCGATTGAAAAGTTAAAAAAGAATGGATTTGAAGCATGGGGCGATGCTTACGATGCGGTTAGTGACTTGGATACCCACATCGGGCGTGGCATTTCTGTGCAGATTCTCAAAATCCGTGAAAACAACGAGGAGGATTAAGCTATGGCAGGAAGCGTTTTTGAATTTCGTGGGGTCGAAGATTTATATTTTGCTCACGTTATAGAAGACAGCGAAGAGAAATTCACTACTACAACACCAAAACGGCTGGCTTATGTTGCAACGATTGCAAAAGAAGTGGAAACTTCCAGTGAAACGCACTTCTACGACAACAAGGGCATGATTGTAATCGCTGCAAAGGGTGCAGAAACATTTACACTTACAGTTGCACCGCCTGCACTGGGTATTTTGGCGGAAATTACTGGACAGGCTTTTGACGTAACAAGGGGAATGTTGATTGAGGGTGCGGTTACGCCCAGACAGTTTGCGATTGGTTACAAGGCAAAGGGCACGGACGGCTTCTGGCGGTTTGTTTGGAAGTACAAAGGTATGTTCTCAATTCCATCTGAAGAAGTCAATACTGAATCTGACAGTATTGACACAACCAACACAGAATTGACGTTTACAGCCGTCAACACTATTCATAAGTTTGCATATCGTGACGATGTAGAAGCAGCGACAAGTGGCAGCGGCACAACGTACAATCAGTCTGTTTCTGGTATTATTGTCGATGAACGTTACGAACGAGCTGGCAATCTGGACGAATGGTTCACAAAGGTCATGACACCGGATGATGTAGCAGCGAAGACAGCGTAAACTTTACATAGATTGATATTTTATTTAGGCACTGCACGACCACATTGTGTGGTGCCTATTTTTAAACGGAGGAAATGATAATGGACATGAAACTGAGAATTTATGACAAGACCGGAAAAACATTGGAAAAGACTTACACAGCGACACAGTTTGACCTGATGTGGGGTACAATGGAAGACCTTGTGCAATGTGTAGATCTGGACAAGGTGGATGATAAAGCGGCAGTCGGTGGAATGATTCTGAAATTGCTGCCGCAGCTGAAACCATTGCTGATGCAGATTTTTGAAGGTGTTACAGAAGAAGAGATTCGCCGGACAAAGGTCAGCGAATTGGTACCGATTTTTATTCAGGCAATCAAGTATTGCTTTTCTGAAATTAAGACATTGGACAACGGAAAAAATCAGGGAAACTGATGATGGGCGGCGGAAAGCTGTCCTTATATGATACATTTTTTGATATTACTGTGAGTTTATGCGACCGATTCAGCGGTTTAGATCCGATTAAAGTGCGGAAATATCCTGCTCATGAAGTAATTTTACTGATGAAGCGTACTGTGAAACATAGCAAGCAAAAGAAAAAGCCTGCTCGCATGATGCGACCGGCAAGGGACAATTGGTTTTAATGGTGGTGATAAGGAATGGCAAAATCGAAAGAAACAACAACGAAATTTAAAGTTGATATTTCGGAACTGAAAAGCAATTTGCAGGAAGCAAACCGACAAATTGCTCTTGCAAACTCAGAGTTCAAAGTAGCGACTGCTGGAATGGACAAGTGGAGCGATTCTGCTGATGGACTAACTGCAAAAATCACACAATTAAAGACCGTAAACGAAAGTTATTCCACAATTCTGTCGGATTATGAAAAGAAACTTGCTGAGATTGTGCAAAGTGAGGGTGAAAATTCTGAAGCTGCACAGAATATGCAGATTAGAATGAACAGCTTAAAAGCTGCTATTAAGGGAAATGAATTTGAGATTGCAAAACATAACAATACACTGGACGAGATGGGCAAGGCAGCCGAAGAAGCTGCAAGGCAAGCAGAAGAACTTGCAAACACAGAAGAAGAAACTGTAAGTGCGTTTGACAATCTGTCAGGGGAAGTCAAACAGCAGGAATCGGATCTAAAGACATTAAAAAAAGAATATTCCAGTGCTGTATTGGAGTATGGGCAATTTTCAGATGAAGCAAAAGCAGCAGCGGAAAAAGTTTCTGATTTATCAAGCGAATTAGATGAAAATCGTAAGAAACTGAAAGAAGCTGAAACAGCAGCAAATGATTTTGATAATACCCTTGCAAAGGCTGAAGAAACAGAAACACAAACTGTAAGTGCGTTTGACAAGTTATCAAATGAAATCAAACAGCAGGAATCGGATCTAAAGTCCCTGCGACAGGAACACGCAAATGCTGTCATAAAGTACGGGGAAGAATCAGACGAAGCAAAACGTCTTGGTGCGGAAATCTCCAATTTGTCAGATGACCTAAAGAAAAATAAGGATTATCTGAAATCGTCTGAAAGTGCAGCAGATGCCTTTGACAACACGCTGGATGAAACGGGGGATTCTGCTAAAAAAGCCGAAAAATCTTTGGACGATGCGAACAAAGAAATCAAAGATACCGGCGATGAAGCAGAAAAATCCGGTGGCAAGTTAAAAGAATTTCTTGGATCTCTTGGAAAAGCGGCTCTGACTGGACTTGGAATGGCTCTGACAGGGCTGGGAGCAGGCTTAGTTGCAGCAACAGAGGGCAGCAAGGAATTTAATGATAACATGGCAAAGTTAAATTCTGCTGCGGAATCTGCCGGAATCAGCAGCGAAAAAGCCGGAAAAATGTTCGAGGACATGTATGGTGTTTTGGGCGATGAAACCGCTGCAAATACCACTGTATCAAACTTCATGGCGATGGGGACAAGTACAGAGAATCTGAATAGCCTGCTCAATAGTTCGGCTGGTATCTGGGCAAAATATGGCGATTCAATTCCGCTTGATGGCTTGGCGGAATCTGTCAACGAAACCGCAAAGGTTGGACAGGTTACAGGTAATTTGGCGGATGCTTTGAACTGGGCAGGCGAAAACGAAGATAATTTTAATGCCAAATTGGCAGCCTGTGGTGATGAACAGCAGCGGCAGCAGCTAATTGTTGATACTCTGGATGGGTTATATGGCGACCTTGGGGAGCAGTACAAGAAAAATAACAAGGCTGTTATGGACTTGAACACTGCACAACTCGAAATGAAGAACTCTATCGCCCAAATTGGAACGGCATTCACGCCAGTACTTGCCATGTTCACCACGTTTGCATCTGGAGTGCTTGCAAAAATTGTTCCGGATGTTGAAAATCTTGCCAGTGCATTTATGGATTTGACCAATGGTGTAGACGGAGCAGGGGAAAAGATTGGATCGTCTGTCGGAAATATCCTGACAACCTTAACAACAACCATTACCAGTGTTTTGCCGACCGTTGCAAATATCGGCGTGGAGATTATTCAGAGCATTCTTAATGGAATTACAGAGCATTCCGGGGAACTCTTAACCGCTGCCGGCGAAATCGTCATGACGCTTGCGAATGGAATTGTAACCGTTGCACCGCAATTGCTGACAAGTCTTACAACTATTATTACACAGCTTGCACAGGAAATCATTACACTTGCACCGCAGCTTTTAAGTGCTGCAATGCAGCTATTTCAGGGGCTTGTTACTGCACTCAAAGAATTAGACCTTGGAACAACCGTGACCGAACTTATATCGGCTCTTATTGAAATGCTGGTAAATGCAACACCACAGATTTTAAGTGGAATTACCACGCTTTTTGATGCAATCGTGCAAGCATTGCCGGGTTTACTGGATCAGTTGCTATCTTTGATCCCTCTTTTGGTGGATGGGCTGACCGCAGCAACACCGCAAATTTTAGAAGCAGCTAAAACCATGCTGAACGGTTTGATTGATGCATTGCCAGAAATTGTTCAGGGGCTGACTGCTGCATTGCCAGATGTTATTCGCTCAATTGTGGATTTTGTTGCACAATGCTATCCGCAGCTTTTAAGTGCTGCAACTGAACTTTTGAATGCGTTGGTAGATGCTCTGCCGGACATCATTCAGAGCCTTGTTGATGCATTACCGGATATGATTGCTGCAATTACAGAATTCCTAACCAATGCAACCCCAAAGATTCTTTCTGCCGGAGTAAAGCTTTTTATGGCGATTGTAAAGGCAATTCCAAAAGTTCTGGCAGCTCTGGTTGCTGCAATTCCGAAAATTTTAGATGCAATTGTAGAAGGATTGACACCGCTTGCAGAGAAAATCGGCGAGAAATTATCAGAGGTCTGGACAAGTATCAAGCAATGGTTTTCTGATTTAGGGACGAATGCGAAAACGTCCATGCAAGAATTTATACAAGCTGTTGTTGATTCTCTGAAACAGCTGCCGGCGAAAATTATTGAGTGGGCAGCTGAAATGAAATTGACCTTTGACCAGAAGGTACAAGAAATCATTGACGGGATTGTACAATTTTTCAGCGATTTGCCATATAAGATTGGTTATGCAATCGGTGCAACAATCGGAACAATTTTGACATGGGCAGAGAATATCAAAACCTTTGTAACAGAAAAAATTCCGGAAATCATTGATTCTATTGTGCAGTTTTTCTCAGAACTGCCGGGAAGAATCTGGGAATGGCTGACAAATGTAATCAGCAATGTTGTAACATGGGCAGCTGAAATGCAGGTGAAATCCAGCGAAGCAGCGAGCAACTTTTTTGAGAACATTGCCACGAAAATACAGGAACTTCCGGGCGAATTTTGGAACTGGCTGACGGACATCATTGGAAAAGTCACAACATTTGCAAGTGATCTTGGTAGCAAGGCGAGCGAAGCCGCACAGAATTTATGGGATAACATTGTAGATGGCATTAGCGGCTTGCCAGATAAAATCTATAGCATTGGTTCTGATATTGTGGAAGGCTTATGGAATGGGATCAATGACATGGCAGGCTGGATTTGGGATAAAATTCAGGGATTTGGTCAGGGCGTTTTAGATGGGCTGAGAAGTTTCTTTGACATCAATTCTCCGTCTAAAGTCATGGCGGATCAGATTGGTAAATTCTTGCCGATGGGCATGGCAGAGGGTATCGAAGATGAAACAAAGACCGCCGTGAATGCAATGCAGAAATCCGCACAGAAAACGCTACAGGCTGCGAAATCAGCGATTGCAAATGTTTCCAGTGATTTGAATATTGGAGCAGGCACATCCAAAGCGGCTGGAACAACGCAAGTTGTCAACAATTACAACTTTAATCAGACAAACAACAGCCCAAAGGCACTATCTCGGTATGATATTTACAGGCAGTCCAAAAATCTGCTGAATGCAAAGGGGTGATTTTTTTGTATTTCGTCAAAACAAAAACGATTGATTTTACAAATAACGCTAATTTTTGCATTTATAAAATAGATGGATTAGCCCCACCCGGAGCAACGCTGAATTTTAGCACAATTGCCAACGTAGACGGAGAGGTTTATAACTCCGGCAGAATCAACAAGCGAAATATTGTGCTATATATCAAGATGTTTCCAGACGTGGAGCAAAACCGGAATGCTTTATACGAACATTTTCCGCTGGGAAAAGTCGTCCGGATCTATTTCCGGAATGGGTTGCATGATGTCTACATTGATGGATACGTAGAAACATTTGAATGTGACTTATTCAGCAATAATGAAACTGCACAAGTATCCATTATTTGCAATGACCCGTATTTTAGAAGTGCAAAGAAAGAAACATTGGTTCTGTCAGTATCAGAATCCCGTTTTGAATTTCCGTTTTCCATCAGTATTGGCGAACCGATTCCCGTTTCTGAACGGAATTACAGCACATCTGGTATTATCAATGCCGGACTGGTGTCAACGGGAATGGTGGTCGAATTTAAGGCAATTGGAAAAATCACATCCAGACCATGGCTAACTAATTTGACATCCAATCAAACCATGAAGCTGACAGGCACAGAAACAACGCTGAATCAAGGCGAAAAAATCACAGTAAACACCAATAAACATCATTTGTCTATTGTAAAGACATTTGCGGATGGAACAACCAAAAATATTCTGAACACGATGGACGAAAGTTTTGAGTGGGTGCAGTTGCTGCCCGGGAAAAATCGTCTAACCTATGGAGCAGACGAAAAACCGGAAAATCTGCTTGTTACTATCACAGTTGACAAGTTATTACTGGGGGTATGATGACTTGGAATTGTACATATTGAATCAAACTTTTAAAAGGGTTGCTGTAATTGATCAGTATCGTTCCTTGATCTGGACACGGCGTTACTGGGATGTTGGGGATTTTGAACTATACATTCCGGCTGATCCAGATTTACTACAGTACTTGCAGATTGGATTTTATGTTTTCCGGGAAGACTGCGAAAACACGATGATGATTGAACACATCGAAATCAAGACAGATGCAGAAAACGGGAACTATTTTATTATTTCCGGACGTGGCGTTGAAAACATCTTATCCTATAGGGTCGTTGCAAATGCCGGCTCTTTCGCTGCAAGTTCTCCATCAGCATTGTGCTGCAATCTGATTAATTTGGAAGCAAAAGGCATGGCTGCAAAATATGCTGACCGTGAAATTGACATTATAAAAGATTTGTATGGTGTGACACTCGACCAAGAAGAAGGATATCTTTATTGGAATGTATATCAATATCAGAATCTTCTTGATGCTATTTTCAGCATCTGCAAACAGTATGGATTTAGTTTTAGATTTGTTTTTACAGACAAAAAGGATGGGTTTAATTTTACATGTTACAAAGGCGTTGATCGGACATTTGACCAAAAGGAAAATACCCCTGTTATTTTTTCACCGAAATACTACAACTTAATCAATAGCCAATATGTTTTGGACGATGAGAATAATAAAACGATGGCTTTTATTGCCGGAGAAGGGGAAGGTGCTGACCGATCAGTTATTTGGACGCACAAGACGTGGAACTCTGCCGATGAACACAATGTTCCGAAGCAATTAGACCGCCGGGAAATTTTTGTGGATGCTCGTGACCTAAGAATGAAAAAAGACGATGGTACATATTACACTGCTGCTGAATATGGGATACTTTTAAGACAGCGTGGAAAAGAAAAGCTGTTTGAAACTGGCATCATTGAGGGACTGTCCGGAGAAGTGGACACAACACTGCAATTTATATACCGCCGGGATTGGGATTTAGGCGACCTTGTAAGCATTGAAAATGAATACGGCATGAAAGCAAATGCACGAGTTTTGGAAGTAATTGAAGCGGATGACGAAAACGGTTACAGAGTAACGCCAACATTTTCAGACTGGGAGATGAAATCATGATAAAAAGTGGATTTTATGACAGTATCAATCATGACCGCCTGTATGGGGCAGATGATTTTTCAGATTATTTCGAAGGATTGATTTCTGACGGGATTTATGCAGGCATTGGAAAAGAATTTAGAGTTTTTGCCGATGGGTCTACGATGGGCGTTCAGGTTGACACAGGCAGAGCAAAAATCTTAAACAAATATGTAAGAAATACAGATGTTCTGGACATTGAAATTGATACAGCAGACAGCGAGAACCCCAGATGGGATGCGGTTTGTGTATCGGTCAATCTGGATGAAGCATACAGAAACGGCTATATTGATGTACATAAAGGGACACCGGCAGCTGATCCGCAAAAGCCGGATGTTCCGGACACCAATGCAGCAAAGTTGTTTGTGCTTGCCTATGTCTATGTACCTGCACAGGCAACCGTTATCAATGCCGAAAACGTAAACGATAATCGTGGAGCTGCGAATTGTCCGTATGTAGTCGGCATCACAGGAACGGAAAATATTGTGAATGTCGTGCAGGAAGCTGCAACAAATGCACAAAGTCAAATTACTGCAACAGTGGCGGATGCACAGACACAAATTTCTGGATTTGTTACGGATGCACAATCAAAAACAAATAAATTTGTAGCAGATGCACAAAGTCAGATTGATACTGCCCTGACTACGCAGCAGACACAATTCAACAAATTTTTGACAGATTCTGAAACCGACCTACAAAACCTGCAAAATAATTTTAATACTTGGTGGGACAACCAAAAGCAAAACAAAATCAAATTGTTAGAGGATATAAGACAATATGTTGACAAAAATGCTGCTGGTAGCATTCAAATAACTAAAGACAGATATTCATTGGATGATGAAATTGCAGGAACAGCGATTATGAACGTATACCGAAATGGATTGCGAATGGTGCGATATGTAGATTATACATTGCGATATTCAGAAGACCGTTCAATTACATGGGTCGATTTTAATACAGCACATAAAGACGATGTGATTGTGATTCAGATTCTGAAAATTTCATCATAAGTGGATTGGAGTGAATTTTTTTGAGCAGTATTATTACAATCCTTTTATCTGTAATCAGTGCGTCTGGGATTCTTGGAATTGGAACAAGAGCGATTTTAGCCCGAATGAAAGAACAGGAAATGCGACAAAAGGCACTGGAATTTGGCGTACAAGCCTTGCTCCGTGACCGGATGTTGCACTGCTATAACAAGTACATTGATGCAGGGTTTGCACCGATTTACGCAAAAGAAAACTATGAAAACATGTATCAGCAGTATCATGAACTGGGCGGCAATGGTGTGATGACACACTTGCACGAAGAATTTATGGCACTGCCGACCGAGAAAGGAGCATAACATGAGAAACTGGAAACTTTGGGCAAAGGCTGCGGCAGTCAGAGCCGTGAAAACCATGGCACAGACCGCCGTGGCAACCATCGGCGTAGCTGCTGTGATGCAAGATGTGAACTGGATCGCCGTGGGCAGTGCGGCTCTGCTGGCTGGGGTGTTGTCTGTTTTGACATCCGTGGCAGGGCTGCCGGAGGTTGAACGATGAATAGAAGAAAGCTAATAAAATATGATGATATTTTGTCAGGGAAAGGGTTGAAGAAATTGATTTCTGAAACGCATCCACCAATGCCAAATTGCATTCCTCCTTGTCCAGATAAATATGAAACAATCACAGTTACGATGAAAGATGGAAAATTTGCTGAGTGGAAGAAAAGTGAATGGGATGACTACACCTATGATGGAAAGTTTTTTATTGTGATAAAAAATGAAGCTTGGATTGGTTTTTACAATCTCGATGAAATCAGAACAATTGTAGTTGAATAAGAAAACCGCCCAGCAGCGGAAAAGCTGCCGGACGGCATCGGGTTATTCGGTTTCGGTCTGTTCTGGGTTATCTCTGCAAAGTTCATCCAGCGTGACACCCAGGGCATCGGCAAGCTTAATAGCATTAGACACGAGGCAATCCCCATTTCTGAGGATGTTTTCAACTGTTCGTTTTGGCAATTCCGCCAAATCTGCCAACTGCTGAACCGTTAACCCTTTTTGTGCTCGAATTTGTTTCAGGTTCATTTCTTTCCTTTCTGGTAAAAGTAAAGCGTCAACTTTACAATTCCAAATAAAATGAGTAAGCAACCGAATTTTGTAAGTGTTCCCATTGTGTTGACATTGGCTTTCTTTTATGATACAATGGTGAGTAGCAGGGAGAGCGGAAATTTTCCGCTCTATGCTACCCTTTCTGTTATCCTATGATTTTATCAATCAGTATTAACAGAAATCCGACTGTGAAGTCTACCAACGCACTAATCAAAAGATTGCTGACATCAATCTTAGTTTTTGATTTATGCCGTTTGGTAGGCTTCTTTTTTTGTTTTGCCAATGCTTTCTAACCCCCTTTCTGTATATTATTATACCACATTAAAAGGTGGTTGTCAAGTATTTTTTCAAATTTTTATAAAAATATTTTTTGTGAAAGGATGATACTATGCCAGTCAATCATTATGATTATAACAATAGTACCCAGCTTTCCCCGCATTTTAATGTTAGGGAATTTCGGTGTCAGTGTGGACAACCACATGAAACTTTGATTGCATCCGAATTGATCGACAAGCTGGAAGCCCTCTATACTGCCCTGAATTGCAGTAAAATCATTGTAACAAGCGGTTACCGTTGCCCAGAACACGATAAGGCTGTAGGCGGTACAAGCAGCGGTCAGCACACAAAAGGCACTGCTGCGGATGTCTGCTGTTATGGGCAAGATGGGCAGCCGATCAGCAGCAAGACAGTGTGCTGCAAGGCTCAGGATTTAGGCTTTGGCGGTATTGCCAACATCACAAGTAGTTATCAGTACACGCATCTGGATGTGCGGACAGGATACCGCTGGATTGGGGATGAAACAAAGGGCAATGGCACGGTTACAGATGATTTTTACAAGTACTTTGGTTTGACATCTTCCAAAAATATCCTCTATGGGATTGATGTATCATACTGTCAACAGAAAATTGATTGGGCAAAAGTAAAAGCATCTGGAAAGGTTTCGTTCGTTCTGATTCGTGCTGGATTCGGAAAGGTTTTGAAGAATCAGGTTGATAATTATTTTGAAGAGAACTATGCTGGCTGTCAGAAGAATGGAATCCCCTGCGGTGCGTTTTGGTATAGTTACGCCACAAGTGCAGCAGAGGCACGGCAGGAAGCAAATGTCTGCTTGCAAGTCTTACAGGGTAAGCAATTTGCATATCCAATTTATTTCGATTTGGAAGAAAAGAAGCAATTTGCTCTTGGAAAACAGATTTGTAGCGAAATGGTTGAAGCGTTTTGCAGCACATTGGAGCAGGCTGGCTATTATGCTGGCTTATATTGTTCTACCTTTTACCTTGAAAATTATGTCACTGAATCGGTGCGAAATCGGTATACTGTTTGGTGTGCGGATTATAGCAGCGAATGCGGTTATTCTGGCGATTATGGCATCTGGCAAAAGGGATGCGGAACGATCAGCGGTATTAACGAGGACGTTGATTTAGATGAATGCTACATAGATTACCCAACGATCATCAAGAATGCTGGTCTGAACGGCTTCACGAAAACAACGCAACCAACTGAAACAGAGCCAACACCTGACGAAGAATCCACGTTGCAACAGATTTTGAAACACGTGGCTTCGTTGGATGAAAAGCTATAATTTTCATCGACAAAATTCGACAAGCAATTTTATTGACAAGCTGTGAAAAAACATGATATAATAAATTCATTCAATCCGGATGTACCGGATGAAAATTTTTTTATTTTTCCCAACCTACTAATTGTGGAAAAAAGCCGTTCCCTGAAGTTGATCATCTCAGGAAACGGCTGATTTTTTGTATATTTTGCTGTTTGACTTTTGACATCCTTTATGTTATAATAAAAATAATAGAACCCTGCACACCTCTCAACGATGTGTCCCATGCAGGGGCTTTTATGCGGTAATGCCAAAAAGAAATAATGGTGATAGAATGGGCAGACCAAAAAAAGAGAAGCCGAACCGGAAAGATGGCTGCTATGAAATAAAGATAACCGTTGGAAAATCGGTTGATGGATCTCTTATTCGCAAGAGTTTTTATAGCACAAAAAGCAAAGAGGCAGCCAGACAAAAGGCAGAACAATATAAAATCAATCAGGCAATGCAAGAAAAAACGGGGCTTTGTTTTCAAAAGAACCGTACACTATTTGCTTCTTGGGCGTTGGAATGGCTGGAAACTTACAAAAAAGGGAAGGTAAAAGAACAGACTTATTATTTTACCTATCAGACCAACATCGAAAAATATTTGATTCCATTTTTCGGAAAGATGCGGCTGCAAAGCATTCATCAAATTGATGTGCAGCGGTATTTTAATACCGTACGAAATGCTGATACCGGTGAACCATTATCAGCATCCGCCTTAGATAAGCACAAAATGATTCTGAATGCTATTTTTTGTGCAGCGATTGACAACGACCTCTGTTTTAAAAATCCAGTGAAAAACTTGAAAATAGAAGCGAAGCAAAAGCAGGAACGGCATGTATATACAGCAGAGCAGGCAAAGGCGGCGGAACAATATGCAATGGAGCATGGACGATATGACATTGTTTTACTAATGCATACTGGTTTGCGGCGGTCTGAATTATTGGGTTTGCAGTGGGCTGATTTGGATTTTGAAAAGAAGCTGCTTCATGTGCAACGGGCAGTTACATCCAGTAAAAACCGGATTATCATTGATAAACCGAAAACGGCAACTTCTGTTCGGTATATTCCGATTTCTGATTTTTTAATTGGCGTATTTGGAAAGATGAAAAAAGTCGGGTGTTATGTGATTCCTGGAAAGCATCCAGATGAACCAATGAAGCCACATACCTATGCAGATCATTTTTCGGATTTCATGAAAAGGATGCAAAAAGAAACAGGTCTGCCAATTTTAACACCGCACGAATTACGGCACACATTCGGCACACTGTTGAGAGAAAACGATGTAGATATTTATACCATTCAAAAAGTGCTTGGACACTCTGACATCACAGTTACTTCCAGCATTTATGTGCATAATGATATTGAGGTGCTGCGAAAGCGGCTAAAAGTAGATGAAGAATAAAAAAGGTACTTGTGTCGTGGTAAGTGTCGTAAAAATAAAAAAATAACGTAATTTCGTCAGTTTTTGTGATGTTTTGCATGAGTTCGACTCTCGTCGCCTCCACCACCAAACGTGTAGGAAATACGGCAAAAATGCCGATTTTCTGCACGTTTTCTTTTTGTCCGGATTCGATATAAACGGAAATAAACGGGGTTAAATGTCGTAGTAAAGTCGTGGTAAGTTATAAAAATTAGCCGTCTAAACTGGTAAGAAATCCAGCTTAGACGGCTTTTTTTATTTAATAGGTTGCATCATCACCCAGCACGTTCAAATGTCTGGCATATCGCTTTGGGATACTGATTCCCACCAGATAGCCAACAGAATGCAGAAACTCGCTGATTACAGCAAAACCATCCTTATAGAATCGTTCAATTCGTTTATCTTTCCATGGAATGCCCTTATAATCCGGCGGACAAACAAACGTCCAGTCTGCACCGCTGCGGTCAAATACAATTCGGAAATACTGGTCAATGTCCGTGCTTTTCTTTCCGGCGTTCATCAGCATGATGTGATGTTCCATAGAATCATCAATGGGGGAAAGAATTGCCTGCTCTCCATCAAAGGTAATTGCTGCAAGCATTGGTTCATCTTGTTGCATGGCTTCTCTTGCTCGCTCTTCTGAGGGAACGTAAGTATATTTCATTTCGATTCCTCCTTTTTATTTATTATACCATACATTCGCATGAAAAGCAAGAAAAATCCCATCGGAGCAGGTGCATCAACCGCTTCGATGGGATTTTTTTATTTAATACCTTATACAAATACATTTTGATTTTTACCAATAGAACTAAATAAAATTGGTTTAATAGCATAGCTTTCAAATGCAACAATATCTTTTTCATTTATTTTGTTTTCATCGTTTATAATTGTTATTAAAGTACTGCTATCTTCTCTAGCATCCATCGTATCAAGCCAATTAAAGATTGTAGCATCTCTAATTGATTTGTTTAAATGATTGATAACTCTACAAAAACGGTCTGTTGGATTGGCTTTATTTCGTTGAAAATGAAAATCGTATGTGTATATATTTTTCGTTTTTCCAATTATTGAAAAATCTCTGGTATAATATATTTCATGTTTATCGAAAAATGTAGTAACATCTTCCAAAAACAAACTTTTTACATTGCTTTTTCGCAGTTCAAACATATTATCAATCAGCAACATTGCTTGAACCATCATATGCTTTTTTTTCGGAAAATCTTTAATTTTAGAAACGGCTGTAATCGCTTCTCCATCCAGTGTAAGTCCATAATTATGAATTGTTCTTTCTAAAATTCGCTGTTTTGTAGAATTTTTCTTGAATTGCATACCGCAAGCGATAAGATTTCCAATAATATAGCCATCATCCGTAAAAAATATATGATCTTCATCTACTTGTTTTACATAAATCTGTAGATAGTCGTCAAAACGGTCTAAATAGGGAGTCGTTATTTCATAGTATTCACCGATTTTTTCAAAAGAGATGTTTTTATTCAGCCAATCGGTATAAGAATCTATCATTTTCTTGATATCCATACTATCAACTCCTTTTTCTGGAGGTTAAAATCCTTCCAGCAATGCGACTTGGGCAACCTTTGGAGGATCTACAATGTGAAACCGTTCAAAAAAATCCATACAAAGAGCAAGCAAGTCTTTGTTGGAAACATCAAATGGGATTGTTTCTGTGCCATATTCAGCGGAATAGATATGTAGATGTGCTCCTTTTATGTGCGTATCTGTCTTTTTATCATAATGAACCAGTGTGTTTCCGACATCTAAGCGAAGTAATACAATGCCTTCTGGCAGCCGTCCTAAATAAGTACAATTATCATTGTTAATCCCTTTCCTTTGAACATTCACAATAAAGGATTGGTCGTCATCAGAAACGACTTCAAATTCAAATCTACCTTTTCCATTTGGAATATAATAAGTTTGATCAATTACTTTTCTTTTTAATGTTTCTATCAATTCTATTGCTTCTTCTGTGCTTAAGACAGTGTTAATTCTTCAGTTTTAATGAAAATAGCTGATTATTTTAACGTTTCTGTTGATTACTTACTTGGCAGAACAGATAACTCAACAGTTTTGTCCGAATCTTACATAGGCGGAGATAATAACGGCATCCAAGCGATTAAAAATCGTGGCTCTGTCACTATCCGGCAGACTGCTAAAAAAGAAAACAACTGCAAGGAAATCGAAGTACTGTTGGAAAAAATGCCCCGTTCCAAACAGCTTCGAGCAATTGCAGATATTATAGATTTGTTGGAAGAAAAATATCAGGAAGAATAAGAAAGGTGTGTGTTATTTATGTCGTCAATGATATGTTACAGATGCGGATCAGACCATGTTAATCATCATGGATATAGTACACATGGAGACCCAAGATTTATTTGCAAAAATTGTGGAAGAACTTTTCAAATTCGAGCCGATCGATACATAGATGATAGAGTCCCAAAAAAGGCAAAAATAAAACCAAAATATTCCAACATGAGTATAGAGGAACTTGATAGAGAAGTTGAAAAATTAAATCAACAAAGTGAAGAACTACGTCAAGGCATCAGAGAAGAAGCCGAAAAACTTGAAGGAAAAACTCAAACAAATAGAACCGAAAATCCATCAACTCCAAGAATCAAAACAACTTCAGTCTCTTGTGCAAGCAGCAAAAATAAATATGTTGCCATTTTCTTGTTGCTGTTAAATGCTATTGGAATCGCCGGCTTACATCGATTTTATGTTGGAAAAAAGAAAACAGGTATCTTATATTTATTAACTTTTGGCATATTTGGATTAGGTTCTATTTATGATTTAGTTCTTTTGATACAAAATAAGTTTACCGATAAAATAGGAGCTGTACTTCTCTCTTAGATTGCGTAAATGACGAAAAAATAGTTGCATAGGAATAAAAAATGTGGTATACTTATAGAAAGGGATCGGCATGAAAAAGAACAGTAGCACCATTCTGCCATTTTTGTTTATTACTTGCACTCATTTTTAGTTCT